ATTAGCTCCTGGAATTTATAATATAACTGTTACTTCTCAAACAACAAATGGCTGTTCAATTACTGGAACAGGAACAGTCACTATAAACCCTTTACCAACTGGAATTATATACACTGATTAATGAAATATATACTGTTTGTATTTATTTATTTATTTAGTTTAAATATAAATTCACAAACAACAATAAGAGAATATGAGATATGTGAAGAATATTTAAATAAAGAAATTAGAGCTGTTACAAATAGCAACTCTATTGTCTGGGATGTTAACCCTGAGATACCATATCAGGTTAATAGTAATACCATGTATATTACTTTTAATAATATAGGTACTTATGTAATAACTGCTGAATTTAGTAATGGTCTCTGCATAGCAGAAGATAAACTAATTATTAAGATAATAGAATGCAATGAAACATTTATCTATTTTCCTAATGTATTTACTCCTAATGATGATAGAAACAATGATAACTTTGGTGCTTATGGTATAAATGTATTAGACTTTACAATGCTTGTATTTAATAGGTGGGGAGAGATTATCTTCCGTGCAGAAGATATTAATGATAGATGGAATGGATTTTATAAAGGCAGACTTTGTCAGAATGATGTATATGTTTACAAGGTAACTTATAAAAATACTAAGGGTAAACAATTCACTAAAATTGGTAGAGTAGCATTAATAAATTAACCTAACCTAACTTAACTATGGAACAACCTATTTTTTTAGCACTTATAGCATTTGGTTCAGCTTTAGCAACAGCTTTGATACCAAGGCTATTTTCTAGAAAGAAAGATACAGTAGATATGTTTGCTGAATTACAAGATAAGTTATATGCAGAAATAGAAAGACTTGAGAAAAAAATAACAATACTTGAAAATCGTGAAGCTGAAGCTGCTGAATTAGAAGCAAAACTTATTGGTAGAATTGCAGAGTTAGAACAGCAAAATGTAGTTCAAGCATTGGAAATAGATAGATTAAAAACAGAACTTGAAAAATATGTCAAAAACACTTAAACAAATATTTATGGAATCATTTATTGGAAGTAATGGTAAAGTAGATCATAAAAGATTAACCACATTTGCTTTTGTGATAATGTTTTTCTTTACTACAATAATGGTATTATTTAATAATAATAAACTAAAAAACCCATCACTAATTGATACAGTATTAATAACAATGGCATCTGTTATAGTAGGAGGAATGGGATTAACTAAAATACCAACAAAAACAAAAACTATAAATTATGAAACTGAGCAAAAACTTTACTCTGGAGGAGATGCTTAAATCTCCTACTGCAAGTAGATGGGGATTTGATGAGCAATTTAACCCTCCTGATGAGGTAATTAACAACCTAATGTTACTTTGTAATAAAGTACTTCAACCTATTAGAGATACTTTAAAAGCACCTATAATTGTTTCTTCAGGTTATAGATGTCCTAGATTAAATGCTAAAATAGGTGGTGCTTATACTGTAATCAATGGTAAACCTGTACAAACTTCACAACACTGCTATGGTCAAGCTGCAGATATTAACTTTATTAAAGATGGTAAAGACTTTAATGGTTCTTTAGTAGCTGTAATAAAAGAGTTAGTAGCTGATACAGATTTTGAGTTTGATCAATGTATATTAGAATTTGGTACAGATGAAAATCCTTCATGGATACACATATCTTATGCTGAAGGTAAAAACAGAATGAATGTATTAAGAGCTTATAAATCTGGTAAAAAGACTTTATATAAACCTTGGCACCTATGAGTAAAACTAAATCCTGGTTTACATTAGAAAGAACAGTAATAGTAATACTATTAGCAATGTTGTTTTTACTACAACAATGTCACAAGTCTTGTCCTAAAGAACCTTGGGAAGTAGTTAAAACTAAAGTTAAGACTTATAGAGATACTATTATTACTACAAAAATAGATACTATTACAAAGTATGTTACTTTAAAAGTACCTGTTCCTGTACCTGCACCTGATGATACTACATTAAACTTATATACTCAAGAGTTTAAAGATAGTACATTAGATGTTACTTTTGTTACAAAGGTTGATGGATTACTAATAAACTCTGATTTTAAATATAAGCTTAAAGTACCTAAAGAGATATTTACTACTATTATTCAGAAAGATACTATAGATAAAATAATTAAAGTGCCTAAAAACATTCTTGCTATAAATGGTATCTTAATGGGTAGTCAACTTAACAATGGATTTGATGCTGGTATAGGGTTATCTTTTTATCATAAAAAAGGTTATCTTTACCAAGCAAACTATTTACCACTGTCTAAAACAGTTATAATAGGATTTTCTTACCAATTAAATAGAGATTATGATTAGTCTAAACCAAATGATTTATCAAGTCTATGAAGATCTACAGATTACTTCTGATGATACTTCATTAGATAAAAGGTTAATTAAAGATTTAATTAATCAAGAAAGAGCTAACTGGATTAGGAAAGAACACAACAAGAATAGAAGTATTGATGATAACATTATTCAAGACTTAGGTTGTGTAGAACTTGAATTAGTTAATAGACAATCTGATAGATGTTGTGAAGTATTTGTTGATTGTAAAATAATTAGAAGTAAAAATCCTATTCCAAATGCTATAGAACTTAATCATGAAAAGATTATTACGAGAATTAGCCCTGTGGATTTTATGTCAATTCCCATTTATTTTATGGATTATGATCATGCTATTTACTATGGTAATGGTAGATATAATACTAAAGCATTAGGGGCATTCTTAAAAAACAATTATTTATATATTGTATATAACAAAGGTAATTATAACAAGTTACTTCAATACATTAACATACAAGGAGTATTTGAAGATCCTACAGAAGCTGCTAAATATGTTAATTGTGAAACAAAAAAACCTTGTTTTGATTGGGATGATAGGTATCCTATTAATGCTTGGATGTGGCAAACACTTGTTAAACCTGCTGTTCTTAATGAATTAAGAACTAAGAGAACTCTTTATAAAGATGAAAGTAACAACAGCAAGGATGATGCTATACCTACTGTAGCATTAAATTTTACACAAGCTGGTACTGATCCTGGTCAAGGTAAACAAAGTCAAGAATAATGACAAGAAAAGATTCTAAAAATAAGTTTGAAGTTAATATTGGTTATAATGAAATATATAATCATTATAAAGAGCATTCACCTAATGGTGTTGATAAAAAGAAACATAATAAAGTTTTTTCAGAAATATTTGACAATATAATGGAACTTGTTATTAAAGAAGGTTATAACATTAAATTTCCACATAAGTTTGGAAGTCTTGAAATACAGAAGAAAAAACAAAAGATAGTTTATAATACAGATGGTAGTGTTAATAGGATATACTATAAAGTAGATTGGGATGCTACTAAAAAACATTGGAAAAATAAATATGGTGATATTCCTTTGAATGAATTAAAGGATATTAAAAATAAACCTAAAATATATTGTAAAAATAAATATAGGATGAAGTTTAAATATATTAAGGATGATGCTACTTATAAATCAAAATCTGTTGTAATGTTTATTCCTAACAGAAAATGGTGTAGAGAGTTAGCTAATCATTTAAAAACTAATCCTTATGCTACAGATTACAAAGAACAATAATTATGCATTTAATAGAAAAAACTATGGATAATAAACATAAACGCTGGGAAAAATCTGAAACTGCTGATGGTATCACCAAGAGAGTATGTGTAGAACAAGTTGAGAATGGGTTTGTGATTACTATGGAGAAATATGGTTCAGGTTCAGATGAGAAATATGTTAGTGAATGTAAAAAATATATTTCTAAAAAAAATCCTCTTGAAGGTGAAAATCCTAAAACAGAAGAAGAGTCTTATGAAGATAAGATTCTTGATGGACTTGATAAATTAATTTTTTAATAAACTATGGCAATCTCTGGAAAACATGTTAGTCTTAAAACCATTGTAGAAAGAGTCTACATGGATTTTGGCTTTAATTACAGCCTATCATTTACTGAAGCAGCTGAATGGGCAGGTAGTATTTTAGCTTTGTTAAAAGTTCCTCTTAGTCTTCAAAACAAGGTTGAAGAAATTACTATTGAAGAATCCAGAGGTGTATTACCTTGTGATTTAGAATCTATTGTACAAACTGCTAGAATGGTAGAAGCAGGTAATGATGGTTGTACATCAATGGTAATTTCTACATTAGATAGAGGTACAGAATATGTTGAGGTATCTGCAATTGATATAGTTAATAGAAGATTTAAACTATGTGGATGTAATTCATTTACTACTTGTGATGAATGTACACCAGAAGGATGTGATCCTAAAACACCTATTATTAGATCTGCAGGTGGAAAATTAGCTAAACCTAATTATAGATTAGAGCCTATGAGATGGGCTACTGATACTTTCCATACTAAACAACATTGTTCAGATTTTGATTTCTATTGTAAGTCTGCAAGTACTTATACAGTAAGTGGTAATCATATATTTGCAAACTTTGAACATGGTAGAGTGTTAATGTCCTATTTAGCTATTCCTACTGATGATGAAGGATTTCCTTTAATACCAGCTGATGAATGGTGGAGACAAGCTGTACAGTATGAGATTGCTTACAAGATTGCATTTAAATTGTTTGTACAAGGTACTATTACTGATAAAGTTTTTCAAATGATTGAAAGAGAAAGAGATTGGAAAGTTGCTCAAGCAGTTAATAAAACCAAGATTCCTTCTATTGATGAAATGGAATCATTCAAGAATCAATGGCTTAAACTTATTCCTCAATATAATAATCATAACAACATGTTTAGAAACATGCAATTACCTGAGAAAATGTTTAACCACCCATACAGATATTTCTAAATAATTACATATGGCAGTAAGTAAAAATACTTGGAACAAAGGTTTAAATTCAGATTTATCAAAACTTAAAACTCAACAGGATACATATCTTGATGCTAAAAATATTAGGGTAATTACTGATGAAGGTTCATCAACACTTGCTATAGAAAACATTAGAGGTAATAAATTTAACTTTAAATTACCTCCTATTGAATCTACTTACTTAATAAAAATTATACCTAACTCTTCTGGTATAGCAACAATCACTTTACAAAGATCAGTTTATTATCCTCAATCAGGTTTATCTGTTTCAGAAACAGCTACTTTTCAAATAGTTAATATTGAAAATAAATCATATGAGTTTATAGCAAATGAGTTAAATGCTTCATTAGAAGATCCAACATTAATATTTACAGGTAAACAATATATAAGATTTTATTATAATTCAGGTTCTGTAATACTATATGACTTTAAACCTGAATCAGAAGTTAATCTTTCAAGTTTAATAATTACTGAAACTAACATTGATGTAAGTCAAAGAACTAATAAAGTAAATTATCATACTATATTAGGATGGGGTGTATATAATGATAATGTTGTTTTAATAAGTTGTGACTTTGGTTCTATAAGTGAAGATCCTGTTAATAGTGAAGGATTTTTATGGGATTTAACTTATGATAATGCTACTAATGAAATAATATCTTCACAATTAGATGGAGATTATTTAAATCCTAATACTACATTAAAGTATGCAGGTAACTTAAGTCTATCTAGAAACTATGCTATTAGTGAACATTTAAAATGTAGATATGAAAGTGTAGAAGTTACAAGAGTAGTGTGGACAGATTGGTATAATAACTTAAGAACTTGTAATATAAATGATCCTCAAATATGGGGAACACCTGAAGAATTATTTTCTTATATACCATTACACTTACCACAAAAACCTATTATACAACAGATAATACAAGGTGGTACATTACCTACAGGTAAATATCAATACTTCTATCAACTATATTCTACACAAGGAGCTAAATCTACATACTCACCTGTAAGTAGTTTAATAGGACTATATCCTGGTGACTTATCTAAATATGTAACTCCTGGTAATAAACCAGGAATTAACTCACAAAAGTCAGTTAAAATTGAATTAACTAATTTAGATACTAATTATGATACTATTAGAATAGGTTATATAGTATATCAGATTGCAGATTTTCCAGAAGCATTCTTTTTTGATGAAAGATTTATTCCAGAAAATGGAAATATAACTTTAGTTCATAATGGTAATGAGAATGATATTTCTGTAGATTCTACAGAAGTAGCTAATCTTAATAGACCACCAGAAGTATTTAAAACTATTGATGTTGTAAGAAATAGGTTATTTGCAGCTAATGCAATTACTAAATACTTTGATCCTGTATTTGATGCAAGAGCTTATAGATTTAATTCTTCAAGAATAGCTAAATTATATAATTCAAATGATACTATTAATAATCCATCAGTATTAATAGATGCTGCAAATAATACAATATCTATTGAAGGTAACTCACCACAATCACTTAACTATTCATTAATACCTGAAAAGTTTGATGTTATTAATCCATTTAATGATGAGAATCCTGATATATCTGTAAACCCATTATCTGCTGGTAGTTGGGAAGCTAACTCTCAATATAAATATAAATCTGATGGAGTAACTATTGGTGGTGAAGGTTTAAATATTAGTTATGAATTTATTACTGATATTAAACTAGCTAAACTTGCAGGATTACCAGATGTAACACCTTACATTAGACCTGCTATAGATAGTGTTAATGATTTTACAGTACCCTTTACAGATACATATACTTACTATCTATCTGATAATACATCATTAGATTCTATGAAGAATCCTTACATAGAATCCTTATTTACAGGATATGCTAGAGGTGAAGTATATAGATTTGGTATTGTATTCTATGATATATATGGTTACCCATCTTATGTTAATTGGATAGGTGATATTAAATTTCCATTTGCTTATGATTCAGATGGATACTTTGGATTAACTGAAAATAAAGTTGGTGCTGCAAATAGTGAACTAGTATCTCCTGCAACTACTGATATAGTAGATGGTTTAAATTTACCTGCAAATGGAGGTGGAGATTTTAGTATAGTTCAAAATTTTTCAGAATTTGAAATATATGCATTGTCACCTGATCTTTCACAATTAATTCAACTTTCAGGATCAAATGGTAATTATGTTTGGAATCCAGATTCAAATGATACTGTAACAGATTTTAGAATAAATTTTAATAATGCTATATTAAGTTTTACAGATGCAGTTAGTGGAATAAGTACAAATGTGGTTTGTGAAAACTATGGTAACAATATTAAATTTGTTTTATCTAATGTAAGTTCTGTATTTTTAGGATGGAAAATACGCATACTTAGAATAAATACTATAAATGGTAACGAAGAAAAGTGTGATCTTGTACTTAAAGGTCAATTATTATCAAATGCAATAGGTGAACTATATACTAAACAAATAGGTATTAAGTTTACTCTTAATATTCAAAATGATCAGTTTCAAGCTATTAAAAATCAAATATCTGGATGGTCTTATGTTAGAGTTAGAAGAGATGTTAGTAATAGTACTAGATTAGGTACAGGTTATGTACATTCTTTATTATATATATTTGATAATAAGTTTGCAGGTTGTTATACATTAACACCATTTTACAGAGATAATAATTTAACTCAATTAGATAATGATTGGTACTTTAAGAATCAAGCACCTAATCTAAGAACTGTAAATAGATTACAAACCTTTTATGCTCCTAACTTTTTAACCAGAAAAGCTAATTTTTTTATATCAGGTGATTATATGAGAATGATAGGTAGAACTAATGATTTTGGTTTTTTAAATCAGTATTCTCAAAAAATATTTTTATTACCTGATTGGCCTGTTAACACTGAATTATATTATTTAGCATCTGCAGATTTTAATTACATTTATGATGATACTTTTACTTCAATTTATCCTGATTCTGATGTTTCAAGTTCACTTGATTCAACAGGTAAAAATAAATTTACTATACTAGGAAGAACATATGTTAATTATTCTACAACTCAAAATTATGTACCAGCTAATACTATTACAGGTTTAGATTTTCCATTTATAAATATGGCAGCTTCAGATTTAACTGATTCTCAAAATAATGAATATATGGAATGGGGTAATGCTTGTGAATTAATTTCATATTTAAATAAAGGACCTGATGTTACTTATGATAATAATCCATTACTTAGATTACCAATATATTTAACATCATATGAAAGATATTTAACAAGTCAATATGGTGGATGGTTAAGATCTGATAGATATGGTAATGAATATATATTAACTAATCACTTTCAACCTTGGGATAAAAATACATCAGAAGCATTATATTCTAATGGATTAGTAACTAATGGTGTATTTGGTGGAGACACTTATGTTAATTATTTTGATTGGCAAAGAAGTAATATAAATTATAAAAGTGGTAGTGGATGGAATATAAGTGGTACTTCTGGAAATGAACCATTTGGATTAGCTGTATTTTTTCCTTGTGAATCATCATTTAATACTGAATTAAATATAATTAATCAACATGCATCTAATAGATTAGATAATGTTGAAGGTAGTTATTCAATATTACCAAATAATTATATTTATAATGATGCACTATCTCAAGAAAATACAACTAACATATTTATATCCAAAGCATTAAATCAAACTAATGTAGTTCGTGAACCACATACTATATATGGTACTGAACCTAAGTTAGATAATGAAAGATTAGATAGTTGGAGATCATTTTTAATTAACAATGCACTTACTGTTAATGGTAACTATGGTGAGATTAATAGACTAGTTCAGTTTAAAGATAAATTGTTTTACTATCAAAATGATGCTCTTGGTGTAGCATCAGTTGATGAAAGAGTACTTGCTCAAGAAAATGATACTTCACAAACTCAATTAGGTACAGGTACTTTACTTCAAAGATTTGACTATGTATCTACTGAAACAGGAGCTAAACATTCTTTTGCTGTTAAAGCTACAGGTTCTGCTATCTATCACTATGATGCTTTTATTAATAAGTTATTTAGATATTCAACATCTAAAAGTAAAGATGGTACTTCTACAGCAGGTGTATCACCACTTACTGATATTAATGGTTTAAGTGGATTCTTTAGAACTGCATTTGTTAATACTGAATTAAAAACTAAAGATAAAATTTTATTACCACCTACTAAACAAGGTACACCACAAAGATGTGGTATTGTATCAGGATACAACTCAGAATACAATACAGTTTATTTTACATTTTTTGTTCCAAATGGACCATTTGAAACTTCTTATACTATTGCATATAATGAATTATTAGAGTCTTTTGAATCCTTCTGTGACTTCTATCCATCATTATATCTCAATATGAGAAAAAGATTTTTGTCAATTAATCCTTCAGAAACTTCTGAAGTATATACACATAATGTAGGATTAAGAAATACTTTTTACGAAGAAACATTTCCATCATATATTAAATTTAGAGTTAATGAAAACTCAGACTTTGTAAAGACATTTGATAACTTTCATATTAATACTGAAGTTATTGATGTAGCAACAGATCAACAGTTAAATGAAACAATTACTAGTTATGGTATAACAAATGACTATCAGGTAGTTAATGAAAGAATTGCTAACTTTACTGAGAAGATTAGAACATGGAGGTTGCAAATACCAAGAGATGAAACTAATCCTAATTTAACTATAAAACCTAGAATGTCTGACAAATACATTGATGTACTATTTAAACATACCATTAATGGAGGAGATAAGATATTTAGATTACATGATGTGTTAACTGAATATTCAATGAGAAGTAAAATACTACCTAGATAATTATGGCTGAAAAAAATTCACTCTGGAAAAACATTAGAAAAAAGGCTGAACAAAACAGAAGGACTGGTGCTAAACCTAAGAAGCCTACTGCAGAAATGCTTAGGCAAGAAAAAAAAATTAAAGCTAAGCAATACTTTAAAGGTGGTCCAACAGATCCTACTGATGGTGATTTTAAAAAATCTTCTCAAGCTACAACTGATTTTTTTACACAATGGTATAAAGGCAGAGCAATGAATCCTAAATTTACAGATGTTGCTAATAAAAGATTAGAATTATTAAATTCAAATATTTATCCTAAAACAGAAATATTACCTTATGATAAAATGTCTAAAGAAGGATTTTATGATCCTACTAATAATATTATTAAATACAGCGATAAAGATTTAAATGATAGATATTATAATGATAATATAAATTCATTAATAACTCATGAAACTGATCATTACTTAAGTAACAAGGCTCCTCAAGAGTTTATAAATGCAAATAGTATTATAGATAATAATGTAAAGCAAAATAAAAAATGGTTAGCTGGTGAAAATGATTTACATCAAGATGAAGAAATTAGAGCTAGGTTAAGTGTGTGGAGACAATTAAATAATATTGATCCTACTAAAGATTATTCATTAAAAGAATTAAGAAGTATAATTAACAAAAATCTTGATGATGAAAATTTAGACAATGATATTAAAGACTTATATGAATCAATAAAATTTGATGCAGAAAAGTTAAAATATTTTAATGATAGTTTTGTAAGTAATCCTCAAAGTACATCTTACAACCAATATGCAGCACAAGGTGGATACATGTATCCTGATGGTGGTGATATTCCACCAATTAGTATTAGAGATTATTTAAAAGTTTATAGAACAGCTTTAAAAAATAATGAAATATTAAGTAATAGAAAAGATTATAGTAAAGTAACAGATAGAGAAGAATATAATAAAAGAAAAGCTAACATTAAAAATTATTTAGATTATCTAGAAAATTCTAGATATGAAGCTATTAATACATATCAATTACCTGCTCACATTAATACACAAAAAGAATATAAAGATTTAATAAATATTGATTATCCAACATATTTAAAAAATTATTCATTATCTGATTCTATAAAAAATAATTTTTCTGAAAATTTATCTAAAGAAGATTTTGAAAAACAGCTTAATGATATAAAAACTCACTATAACCAAAGCTATTGGGCAAAACCAGAAGATTATTATAAAGAAGATTCTCCTAATACATTTTACCAACGAGAATTAAACTGGATGAACATGAATCCAGAATTACCAATATCTTTTTATGATAAAAGAATAGTACCTCATGATTATGTTGAATATAAAAGTAATGTTGGAACAGATGTTTATGGTACATATTTATATGACCCTATACAAGTAAAAAAGGAAGCAATGTCAGCTTATCCTCAAGCTAAAGAAGGTGAATATAAAATATATCAAATTAGTGGTGGTGCAGGAACTACAGGCAATTCTTACGATTATCAAGTATGGTTACCTGGTCAAGGATGGAAATCTTACAATAAAAATGATTTTGATAAATTATATAATGAAAATTTTTTAATTCAAAATGAAAACTCATTACCTTATGAGGGTAATGAACTTAATACAAATTATAAAGATCAAAAAGCTAAAGGTGGATATTTATATCCTGATGGTGGTAAAACTAAATCATTAGTACAACCTCCAGTATTATTAGATGATAATATTATATATCTAACAGATTATCCTCTTTTACCAGGATTAAATAAAGATATTATAGATGCTAGATATAATCAATATGATAAATTGAGAAGAGAGTTTATACATGATGAAGGAATGACTCCTGAAGAGTATTATCAAATGTATCCTACAAAACAAGAATTTGAACGTAAAACATTTGATCCTTCAAATAGAGGTGTACAATTAGCTAATGGTGGTCTAACAGGTGATGATGAAGATGGTCGCAAAACTAAAGTATATACTGACATTAATAAATTTAGAGAGGCTGAAAAAGCTTACAATGATAGTTTAATGTTATCTACAAGATTTCCAATGCCTCCTAAAGGATATGATATAACTCCATATGTATTTAATAAAAATGCAACAGAAGTTATAGGAAGAGATAGAAGTGGTAGAGAAATAGTAAGAAATGTAGAAAATAAAAGAAAAATACAACCAATAGGTAATACTTCACATAATGCTAGAAGACTAACTTCTTCTAATACATATAATGTTAGTACAGGAAAAAGTGGTGAAATAATATCAACAAAAAGACCTATATATAAATCTCCAGAAGTAAAACCTATATACATACCACCATTAGAATATTTAAAACCTATAACATTTAAAGCTTTTGAAACAAATGAAGAACCTATAAAATTAAAACCTATTGAAATGCCATTTTTTCCATCAAAAGTGTTCCTTAGAGAAATGGGTGATCTTGATAGAAATAGACCAAGAGGAGAGAAAAAACTTCCAGAATTATATATGGATGATGGAAAAGGATGGAGACCTATTGATTTTAATGAATATAAAATGTATAAGGAACAATATCCTGGTGCTGATAAACCTGGAGGATGGATAAAAAATAATAAAGCTAATGGAGGTTATATGTATGCTAATGGAGGTGGACCAGGTGATGATGAAACTCCTAAAATTAGTTTAGAAGATTATTTAAGATTATATGAGGAAGCTTTAAAAACAGAAATGTTAATGAAGTCAAATCCAGATTATGTAAAAGCTCGTTCATATACTAATACTAAAGACTTTTTAGATGAATTAAAAGACTCAAAAATAAGATATAATAATATGATCAATGATCCAGAATATATATCAAAAAAGTGGTCATATGTAGATAAGTTAAAAAAGGGAAAACCTGAAGGAATGTCAGATGAAGATTGGGAATCAGAAAAATCCTTCTTAGAAAAATTAGTTCAATCAAAATATAATGATGAAACTAATAAATCTTATTATAATGAATTAGATTCTTATAGATTTTATCAAAGAGATTTATTAAATAATACCATAAATCCTGATTTACCTCCAATATATTATGATAGAAGAGTTACACCACATAATATAAATTGGTATAATTCTACTAAAACATATGAACATGATAGTTATCCTGGAGAAGTTGTTAATGATGCTTATAATTATTATACTTATGATCCAATAAAATTAGAAGAAGAAATTGGTATTAAATATCCTACAAGCAAAAATCCAATTGATGAGATTAAGAAAAAATATAATTTAATCACTGATAATAATAATGTTACAAATACAAATACAACAACAACTAATACTCCTCCACCTGCTGTAAGTAAACCAACAGGTATTTATTCAAATTCTTCTAGTGGTAATTATTATTATATACATACTGATGATAATAACAAAACAATGAGAATAGATTCTTCAGAATTACCTTCTTATTTTGATAAATATGATTTACAATATAGATCATCAGATACAGGATCAAGTAATAATGTACCAACAAATAGTTTATTAATGTGGGATCCAAATTTACCTGTTGGAGAATATATTGATCCAAATAAACCAGATTATTATCATTATTATAATACACCAAATGCTCAATTTCATCCTAAAATAAATACAGAAGGATTTAAGTTTATTAAAGCAACTGGTGGTTATATGTATGATGGTGGTGGTAATTTTACAAGTGATGGTGATAAAGATGGTAAAAAAGGTTTGTTTAACAAAAATGTTGCAAAAATTGGAGATGATAAAAATACATTAATAGCATCTTCTTTAAGTGAAGTAGATGTTAGTGAAGAAAAACCTGATTGGTTAAAAGATAAAGAAAGTAAACAACCAGATTATATTGATTGGTATGAATCATTTAATCCTAAAAAATGGGGATTAAATGATTATAGTAATTATAGTTCTTTTAGTTCTGCTTTTAGAAATGCTAGAGAAGCTGGTGAAAATGAATTTGTTTATAATACAAATAGATATAATACAAAATTAAAATCAGATAATGAACAAAACATAATACCTACTGAAGATTCTTATGAAAGACAACCTGAAATAATTAATCTTGTTGATAAAAGAAAATATAATCCTGTAACTAAAGGACCTATTAATCCTAATAGAGATTTAGTTAGTGGTCAATTTGAAGATCCTATTATTAATGAAATTATTATTAGTTCATATAAACGTGATGTAGATCCTTATACAGCATTAGCCATTGGTTTACAAGAAAGTAGATGGGGTCAAACAGATTCTAATATAGGACATGTTTCATCTGATAGTGAAGATTATGCACCTGGTGTTGATGAAATGGTTTCATTTATAAAAGAAAAAGAAAAATATGCTAAAAAACTAGGTTATAAAGATAAAAAACATTTTATTCAAGCTTATAATGGTTTAGGTAATGTATATCCTGAAACAGAACAGGATTATCATGGTTTTAAAATGAAATCCATTTATGGCGTACCTGTTCCTAAAGAAGGAATAAATTTAGCTGAAAATCCTTTATATGGTGAAAAAATTATTAATCTTGAAGATTCTGTTTTAAAACAAAATCCTGAAATTGTTAAAAGAGTAGAATATTATAAACCAAAAGCAACTGGCGGTTATACTAATCCATACATGTATTATGCAGGTGGACCAATGTACTATGGTGATGGTGGTAAAGTATGGAAGCATATAGGTGCAGGAGCTTATGCATTAGGTGAAGGTTTATTAGATACTCTTACTATGGGTGCTACTGACCAATTAACAGATAAAGGTTATTATGCTTTACAAAAATTAGGTAATAAAAATTTAGATTTAAGTGATCCTAAAGTACAGAAGTATATTAAAACTCAAGATCAAATTAAAGGTTATGGTAATGCAGCAGCAGCAATAACAACAGGTATTTTTACAGGTAATGTAAAAGGTGCTACTACTCAAACTGCTAAAGGACTTAATACTGCTTTTCAAGCATCAGATTGGGCTACTGATGATTTTAAAAAATGGTCTAATATAGCTAACACTGCTATAGGTATGGGTGTAGGATTATCTGGAAAATCATTAAGCAGTGGAAACATTGATTCAGAATTAGGAAAAGCAGCATCTGAATTTGGTGCTAAAGCAAGTAAATATGCACCATATGCCAATCAAGCTATGGGAATGTTTGGTGGTAGTAATAACAATCAAACTCTTTTACAACAAGTACAAGAAAGAGAAGAGTATTTAAACTCTCCTGAATACTTAGCTATGAAGGAACAACAAAACCAAGCTTATGTAAATCAAGGACTATCATTTGCTAGTCAAGGTGGTAATATAAATAATAATTTAGTAAATTTGCAAACAGACTCTATGAAAAATAGATACAACGATTACAGAAAAAAATATAAAACAGGTGGTAAACTTGAAGGTTATGGTATTAAGAAAGTATCTTCTCGTGTAGGTTTACATAAAAACCATCCTAATAATGGTATGCAATTAGGACCTGATGCTTTAGTTGAAGGTGAAGAACTTATTAGATATGCTGAAGGAGGAATGATGGGATTACAAGGTCCAGAATATATTTATCCTGCTCATGCAAATGGTGAAAAAAATATTAAAATGCCACAACTAGATAGTAATTATAAAATAATTACTGATAAATATGGTATGCCTAGATTTACTAATAAATCACCTGCTCAATGGTTAGAAGAAAAATTAAATAGAGGTAGTGAATTTAGAACTGAAGTTGATAACATAGGTAAACAATCTGGTGATCAAGCAATGCTTCATGCTGAAGGTGGTAGAGAAATATCAGTATCAGTTAATCAATTAAAAGAACAACTTGCTCAAGAGGATGCTATGAGAATAGCTCAAGAAGATGCAGTAGCTGCTTATGGTGGATACATGCCTAAAAATAAAAATCTTAATATGCCTAATTCTTATGCTAAAGGTGGTGGTATTCATATTAAAGAATCTAAAAAAGGTACATTTACTGCTGCAGCTAAAAAGCATGGAATGGGTGTTCAAGAATTTGCAAGAAAAGTATTAGCTAATAAAGGTAAATATTCATCAGCAATGGTTAAGAAAGCTAACTTTGCTAGAAATGCTGCTAAGTGGAAACATGCTGAAGGTGGACCATTAGAAGAAGAATATGAAATAAAACCAACAAATAATTTAGAACGCTATAAACAACTTTTAGAGGCATATGATAAATATCGTAATTATGATTTTAAAGGAGAAGATGTTAGTGGAAATTTAGGAGATCAACTTATGCGTATAATTCGTAATGAATATCCTGAATTATATAATTATAATGCTCAAAATAATGAAGATTTAGCAAGATATATTTATAACAATGAACCTGCACTTTTTCCTAGTTTAGTAAGTAACGAATTTAGTAATACGTTTCCTACAAGAGAAGAATTCTTTAAACAAAGAGATTTAACTGCAGAATTAGATGATCAAGAAGCCTTTCAAAAAGGCATGTATTATAGAAAAGGTCGATTAGATTATAATACTTTAGAATCAAAAAATAAAGGAACTTATGAAGATCGTGGAACTTATTATCAAAGTCCTGTAACAGGAGATATAATATATAAATCAAATTATGTAAAACCTTATGAATTTGGTCAAGGTGGTCCAATGGTATCTAATGTTCCACAACCTTTTAGTGGACCTTCTGCACAGAACAGAGGTGGTATGATGATACAGTATGCAATGGGTGGCATGATGCAACAATCTGGTCAAGAAGACCAAATGATGCAAATGATGCAACAAGTTCAAGAAATGTTAATGCAAGGTGCTAATCCTCAAGAGCTTTTAAAACAACTTATGAAATCAGGATTACCACAAGATCAAGCACAACAACTTGTTCAAGCTGCAATGCAAGACTTACAATCACAACAAACACAAATGGCTATGGGTGGTAAAATGTATGGTGTAGGTACACCTCCTGAAGGTATTCAAAAAGGTGAAGCTTGGTATGATGAACCTGGTTATTCTAAATTTGCTAGATATAGTCAAGCTTTACCTGGAGTTGCTGCTACTGTTACTGGAATGCAAAATAAAAGTAGAAAACTTACTCCTACATTTGCAAAAGATATAACAGTTAATTATGAACCAGAAAGAATAGCTGATAGAGAAGAGTCTAGAAGAAAATTTGATGTTTATAAAAACATGTTAAAAAATGTTGCAAATAGTTCAGGAATGTTTGGAGATAATGCTAGACTAGGATTTTTAAATTATAATAAAGATTTAGCAAATAGAATATCTCAAAGTATTATGAGAGAAAAAAATACAAAGGCTCAATTAGAACAACAAACTAATTTAGCTAATACACAAATTGCTAATACATTTAAAGAAAAGAATGAAGAAATATTCCAGAATGCACAAACTCAAGCATTACTTGGTGCTCAAGATACAACTTCTAAATTAGCAGGTGTAGCAACTGATGAAAGAAAACAGTATTTACAAGAATGGATTGCTAAGAATAGATTAAAAACAAGAAACATAGTAACAGGACCTACAGGGCAAGATTATTTTTATAATCCTGCTACTAAGAAATATACTGATATGAATACTGGAGAAACATATGATATATTACCAACATTAAAAGAATAAAATATGAATTTATTTAAATATACACCATCACCTTATATATCAACTCAAGTTGATTTACCTTTAGATTTTATTTATAAGCAACTTGAAACTCAACAAAAAGAGTTTGATGCTGAAACTGCTTTAGTTAATAAGACTACAGAAAACTTATTAAATCTTGATTTTGGTTTACTTACAGAAGATGCACAAAAAAGAGTTATGCAAAACTATTTACCTAGAATTGAAAAAATAAGAGATGATTTATTTAATACAGGTAATGTAGCAATGGCTGTACCAGCTTTATCTAAATTTACAACAGATCTTGCAGGTGATCCTGAAGTTAAAAATATGTTAAAAGATGCTAAATTAACTGAAACATATAGACAAGCTTTACAACAAGGATTATATACAGATAAAGATCTTCCTTTTATATTTGGTGAAAATGGTAAAATAAGACCCCAACTTGGTCCAGGTGAAACAGTACAAGCTTCGTGGTATGCTCCTTTGACTTATGTAGATCCTGTAAAAAAATTAGGAGATGAAGCTAGAGTAATGGTAGAAGAATGGTGGAGTAGTCTTCCAGCAAATCAAAAAGTTGATAAATTTGGTAACATTATAACAACTGAATCACAAATAAAAGAAAAAAAGGCTGAATGGATAGAAGAATATTTAATGGGTAGACGTTTAGCATGGCAAAGTGATCCTACAAGTCAAGCAGCTATTTATAGAATGACAGGTTATAAACCTCAACTTTTTGATGAAGATTTTTATAAAAAAAATATAGTAGATCCATTAAAAGAAGCACTATCATATGTAAGAAGAACTGATCAAACATCTATAACAAAAAATCAAATACCATCACCAATTGATCCAAAACCAACACCAGATCCAGATAAAACTAAAGTACAAATAACAGTACATCCAAATACAACAAATGTATCAACACAAAATTCTGGTATTCCTGCTTGGAATACTGCACAATATCCTGAAGGTATAACATCATTGTTTGAATTTGAATCAGATTTAGAAAAAAACAATGAAGATCTTGGTTTAGCATATGATGCAGTTTGGAATTTATCAGGTGGAGAAATAGATGAAGATAAAGGAATTCCTGCAGCAAGTGATTGGATAAATGAAAACTATATAAATGAAAATGGATTTTGGAAAGTAAAACCTGGTTCTTCAGCACCTCCTGTAAATAAATCTGTATCAGATGCTCTTAACAATTTTACAAATGCTAGATATTCACTTAGAAATAGACAAAGTTTATTTGAAGAACTAAAAGAAGCTACAGATGTAAAAAGTTATAATCCAAACATTATTATTGAAGCAAAAAAGAAAGTATTAGATAAAATTGAAGGTACATATACTTCTTATTTACAACTTACTGGTCAAGATGATCTTCTTAAACAATATGAATCTTTATCTGTAGATAAAAAATTAGAAAAAGTTTCATTACTTCCCGCAAATAATAAACGTATAAATGAAGAAATGACTTTAGCATTAAAAGGTACTCCTGAAGGAAAAATATATCAAGCATTTGAAAACTATAAGAATAGAATAAGTCAAATGACTTTAATGGGTTTAAAAGATGATGATAAAGTAAATAGTATGGAAGGTCAGTTAATAAATAATGTATTAGGTGGTCATATATCAGCAAGAAGTCTACTTACTGGAGAAAAATTAGATAAAGGTGATTTAGATGAAACTTTTACAGAATATATACCATATAAAGAAGGTGATCCTAGCAAAGGAGTTGACTATAGTCAAGTACAAACTAGTATTGGTTTACATCCTAAATATGGTGTTGTAGGTGTAATGTCAATGAATGGTAAATCATTTACAATAGATTTAAAAGATGCTAACATTGATCAAATATTTACAGATGAAAATCCTCATTATAAACAGCAAATACAAGTTTTCCAACAAGTAGCTGATTCATTTAAGAGAAGTGGAACAAATGAAGGTAGTTTTAAAATTGGTAATACACAATTTGTTTTTGAAGTAGAATCTGAAAACATAGGTGGTGATAATCCTCAATTTTATTATTCTGAAAAATTTGATGGAACTAATACACAATCTCATGAAAATCTTGGTACAATATTTACACGTGCTTATGAAATTGCAGATAATAATAACAAAGCATTTGATATTCTTTTACAAGTTAAAAAAGAAGAGTTATTACAACAGTATAATGATGAGTTTAATAGGTTAGGTCTTTATGATACAGATGGTGCAACTAAATTGAAAAAGAAATATGAACAAAAACTTTTAGATTTAGAAGAACAACTAAAAACAGAGTTTAGTGCACCTAAAGTTGTAGGAGGAAGTTCGTCGGGAAAAGCGACGCCTCAACCAGGGGGTCCACTGGGGTTGGGGCGGTAGCAAACTTTAATAATGCAATAGGACCACAAGAAAGTGGAAAAGATGTTTACAGAGCAAAGAACCCTCAAAAGGGTTCTACTGCTACTGGTAAGTATCAACATATTTGGAGTACACATGGAGTACCTCAAAAAGGACAAAAAATTTCTGAAATAGAAAGAATAACTGGTGTTACTACTAGAGAAGATTATTTAAATAATCCTGATGCTCAAGAAAAATATCAAGAACATTTATCTCAAGCATACCTAGATAAAGTACCTATGTTAAGAAGTAAGTATAATATACCTGATGCTATTAGAGATGAAACTTTAATGGCAATTCAACATTTTGCAGGACTTGGTGGAGCACAAGTTTACTTAAAAGAACTAATGACTTCTGGAAGTTATGATAAAGCTCAAGAGGTATATGATAATTGGCTTAGAGATAAAAATGATGGTAAGCTTTTTATAAATGATACTATATTTGAATATTTAACTAAGTTTGATAATAGTTTAAAAAAAATATTAAAAAAATAAATTCATGAAGTTGTATAGAAAAAGGTTAGCTTTTCCTAGTAATTAAATTTTGTATATTTACATAATAATCACTATCATATAATATGGATGAAATAGAAAAAATGTTTCAAGAAGGTAAGATAGATGCTGCTACTTACCAAAAAATAAAACAAAGGTATAATCAACAATTAATAAATGAAGAGTATAGAGCTAATGTAGGAGCTTTACAAGAAGCTGAAGCATATATTCAAAGTCAATCTCAATCAGGTTTAGGTTCAGTAAGAATTGGTGCAGATGCTAATAGAAATGTTTATGTTGATCCTAGTGAAATGGAATCTTACCTCTCAAGAGGTATTATGCCATCATATGGTGTAGATTATGAAAATCTTAGAGCTGAAAGACAAACATGGCAAGATCAACTTGCTAATGGTGCTGTAAAGTTTGTAGGTAAAACTGCTACTGGTGTTGTGGGTGGGTTAGCAATGCTACCTACTATTGCTGTTGTAGGTTTAGGACAACTTACAGATGCGTTAACTCCAATGGATAATTTTCACTTTAAAGATATTTATGATAATGATTTTCAAAGAATGATGGATTTTGCAAATGAATCTATGGATTCTGCATTACCTAATTATGTAAGTAATGCTGAAAGAGAAGCTAGTGTTTGGAATTCAATGGGTACAATGAACTTCTGGGCTAATGATTTTCTAGGAGGAGCTTCTTTTGTTGCATCAGCATTATTAACTGAATACTTATCAGCAGGTATGGCTAGTGGTTTAGTTGTAACTAGAGCAGGTAAATATTTAAAAGCAGCAAGTACAGCAGATAAAATGGAGAGTATAATTACTCAAGCAAATAGATTTTCTGGAGGTGTTTTACCTCCAGGAGTTCAGGCAAATAGAGCTGCAAGACTTGCAAGACAAATGGTAACAGGTGCTGGTTATGAAGCTGGTGTTGAAGCTAGACATTTTGTAGACCAAGCTAAAGAACAATATATTGCAGAATATATGGAAGCAAGTGGTGGTATAGAACCTACTGAAGAAGAACTTGCTGCTGCAATGAATGAAATTTATTCAGTAGGTAATGGTGTATTTGGAATTAATTTAGGATTAGTTTCATTGGGTAACATGGTTACATTACCTAAAACATTTGCTCCAGGATTAGCTTCTAAGTTTGGTTTTAAAGCAGGTAAGGTTACAGATGCTGATTGGGTAGTTAAACCATCAGAACTTACAGATACTCAATTAACTAGAATGGCTAAAAAGACTGGTAAGTCTATAGAAGAACTTAAAGCAACAGATTATGTAAATAAGTGGGATGGTTTATCTAAAGTAGAAAGATTAGCAAGAGCAGGTAAAGGTAGATTTGCACCAATGGTAACAGAAGGTTTCTTTGAAGAAGGTCTTCAAGGTGTTACTCAAAATGCTGCTTTAGATTATGTAAGTAATAGATTAAATCCTGATAATATAAATGAAGTTGCTGATTTAAGTGAATCTATTATTAGAGGTTTTGAAGAACAGTATGATGTTAGTAAGGCTGAAGGATGGAAGGAAATTATTATAGGTTCTATTCTTGGTGGTATTGGTGCTCCTAATATTGGTAGAGCTAAAGGACAACCTATTTGGCAAGGTGGAGTATTTGGTTATCAATCTCCTGGTAAAAGAGAAAACATTCAAAGCTTAGTTAATGATGCTATTAAGTATGGTAAAGCAACTACTGAAAATATAAAGCATGCTGCTACTGTTGCAGGTGTTACTAAAAGACAAGATGATGCTATTGCACAAGGAGACATGTTTGAAGCTAAGAATCAAGAATATGCTTCAATGTATTCCTATGTAAGTACAATGGTTAAACTTGGAAGATTTGATGAAATTGATTCTGAAGTAAGTAAGATGGTTCAGGATATGACACCTGATGAATTTGCAGAAAACTTTGGTTATACTAATAAAACAGAAGAAGAATTAAGTAAAAGAAAATCAGAAGTACTTAGTACATTTAAACAAAGAGCTAATGATATTAGAGAAGCTAGAGAGTTAGCTGATAAAGTTTCTATTTATGAAGATGATGAAGATTTAAAAGATGGTCTTGGTTATGTATTTGGTATTGCTAAAAACATTGACCAAAGAGAAGAACAAGTTTTTAAATCTCTTCAAGAAAAATTAGGATTACTTTATGATAAATCAGTAATTAAACAATTTGCTGAGTTTGTTGAGTTTGAAAAAACTGCTAATGGTAAACTAGTACAAGAGCATACTAAAAAAATAAATGAACTTGAAAAGTTAACATCTGAAGAATTAAAAGCAAATAAAAATCGTACCTCTAAACAAATTATGGATAGAGGTAAGGAGATAGATAAACTTCAAAAAGAGATTTCAGATTTAGAAGATAAACTTGAAAAAGAGTTTTCTAAGTTTATTCAAACATATGAAGCAACAGGTAAAGGAGAACCTATTTCATATAATAGAGATAAGTCTAAGTTTTTAACAGCATTAAATAATTTTAAGATGCTTCAAGAAGAAGCTGAAAAGAATGTTGGTGAAAACTTTTATAATAGACCTGATATTGAACCTTTACTTAAGGACTTAATGAAGCTTGCTACTTATAGACAACAGCAGATTACATTAGCTAATTATTACATGACTAAGAAAGGTCAGACTAAGTTAGCTAATGAAATTGATAATCTTAAAAAGATGGCAGAAGAAGAACTTGTTAGTGATGAGTTAAATCGTTCAGCAAATGAGTTTGGTTTAACAGGTAATGTAGATACTAGAATGCAAGATATTGCTGCAAGAGCTTATAAGAAAAAACAATTAGGTATAAATCCAAATGAAACTTATGATCCATCAGAGTCACTTGAAACTATTAATAAGATATTAGAAAATTTACCCGAAGGTCCACAAAAAGATGCTTTTCTAAAAGCAATGCAAATTGTTAATCAAAAGTTAAATTCTAAAGATGTAGATGATATAGAACCTTATTTAAATAATGTTTATACTGAATTTTTTAATTCTGAATTAGGTGAAACACCAGAAGGTAAAGTAATATTAGATAATATTAGAAATGCATTTGATGAAATTATAAGTTATTTAAAAGCACCTAAAACAACAGCTGCCATTTCATCTATTAATAGATTTTTTAGAGTTTATATTCCAGAAGAAGTAGATGCCTATTTAGCAAATACATTTACACACCCTTCTGACTTTACAGTAAATCTTGAAGAAATTGATCCTGAAGATCCCTATGTTAAAAAACAAGAGGAAAATAATAGAATTATTTACTTAAAAGAATCTGATGATAATAAAAAACCTGAAGATAGAAAAAAAATACTTACTCCTTATGTAGCAATGCAATCTTTAATTAAGCATAATGGTAAATACTATGCTATTAAATTGATGCACAATAATAATTTTGTTGGTTACATATTAGATCCTAATAGATATAAGTTTAAAAATCCTAACACAAATGCTTATGAAGATTTTAATCCAAAATCATTAGCACACTTAAGATTAATAAACCCAGCATTTGTATCAAAAGATAAAATTACAACTGAAGGTCTTGAGTTTATTGAAGCATATACTCAAGGTATGAAGATGTTTAAATTCTTTTTAGATAAGATTGATGAAGGTAAATCTAAAGTTCAAACTAGAGATTTATTAGAAAATGGATTTTTACTTTTTGATAGTAAGTTTAATAAATATGATAATGGTGTTCCTGGTGAATTAATAAAAGAACTTAGAGATAAACCAGAACTTTACAACTTAATTCCTATGGATGAACCTAGAGGAATTGAAGTTAGAGAAGGTGAATTTGTAAAAGCTCCTTTCATTCAAGTTAAAAGTGGTAATGCTATAGATTATTTTTACTATGATAAAACAGATGATTCTGTTAAGAGAGTTATTTACCAAGGAGGTATAGATAAACTAAATACTTTATTAAAAGTAAATTCTAAAAATTCACAATTTGGTATTAGTAGTTCTAGAAACTTTATTAAAATAGTTAAACCTAGTGATAGTGGATTTAGTCCAATAAGTGTAAGAATACCAACTATAAACTTAGAAGATGAAAACTCTTCTTTTATAAATGATTTTAAAACTTACCTTGATCAATATATTGGAAAAAAGAAAGGTGAGTTTAAATACAAGTCTAATTTCTTTAATACTAATATTGTAGGATACAGTGAAGAAGATGAATCTGTTAATCTTAAAATATATTTAGATCATTTAAATTCAAAAGGTACTCAGTTTTTAAAACTACAGATTAGTCATAATGGTAAGTTTGTAGATATTATCTTAGATGAGGTTAATGAAGTTTTAGATATTAAAAGTGGTAAAGAGCTTATTGATTTAATTAATACTAAAATTAAAAAACAAGCAGGTACTATATCAAAAGCAGGTGTTGAGTTACCAAAATCATTTGTTGCTACAGGATTTAACTATGCAACAAAAACTGCTGATATAAAAACTATTTTAGAAACAGGTATTCCAACCTTGTTATCAAAAAGAGGTATTGTTTATAAACCTAAAGAAATTCAATTTAAAGATAAACCTGATGAAACTACAAAAGAATCTACAGGTAGTTTTTCAAAAGATGACTTTTTATCAGCAGATGAAGTTGAAGAAGCTGGTGGATTTAATTGGGAAGAAGAACCTGCTAGTGAAGAACAACCTCAAGGAACACCATTAGGAAATGTAGGAACAGCTGCTAGTGATGCTTTAAAAGCTAAGGGTGTAAAGTTTGGATTTACTGAAGAACAAGTAGATTCAATGTCTGTTGAAGAAAGAGATATTATTAGAACATCTCTTGATAAGAGTGATGTTGCGATAAAAGATCTTTTTGATAAGTATAATAAGAAAGATGAAGATACTACTGAAGATGATGATTTTATTCCTGCTTATAAAATTGAAGAAAACATTTCAGACTATGAAGAAAGTTTAGAAAGTAGACAAGAAAAACTTGAAGGAATATTACCAAGTTGGATACCTATTAGAGATCTTGAACAAATAAGAAGTAGATTTAAAAATAAAGGTTTTACATATGGTGTATTTATTGACAGTGTAATATACCTATCTAGGAATGCACCTAAAGGTGTAGAGTACCATGAAGCATTCCATGCTGTATTTAGAACTTTACTTAGTGATGTTCAAATATCAAAAGTATTACAAGAAGCTGTTTCAAGATATGGAAAACCTACTAATCAACAGATTGAAGAACTTAGAAGTAAGTCTGCTGAATATTCTAATTTAAACTTAGATACTTTAGTTAAACTATGGTATGAAGAAAAGTTAGCAGATGAGTTTCAAAACTACATGCTTAAACCAGTAGAACCAAAATCATTCATTCAAAAAATGTTTGAATTAATTAAAAAGTTTATTGGATGGGCTTCTAATAATAGAGGTTATATTGATGGTTTATTTAAAGATATTAAAAGAGGTGTTTACAAAAATGCATCACAAGTTAAAAATCAATACTATCAAAAACCATTAGCTGTATTTAAAACTCTTGAGTTTGAAGAAGAGTATGAAGGTGCTAAAAGAACTAGAACATTAGATTCAAGAACAACTTCAAATATTACAAATAAAATTTTAAAGAAAGCTTTTGACTTAAGTAAAATTACTGAAGTTACTGATCTTGATATAAAAAATATAATTGAAGATTTAAAAAACAATTATTATACTGAAGAAAACTTTGAAGAGTTATTTAAACAATCAACTCCTTCAAAAGTTAATTCAGCTAAAAAGCAATTAAGTCAAGTTAGGAATGCTTTATCTAATCCTAAAAATATAACAGAGATAGTTAAAGAAGTACAAAACTTGTTATCAATGTATAAGATTGTAGATTATACTTTAGAAGCAGATGAAGATCAAGATACTCAAGAACTTCCTACAGAATTCTTTGCAAAAGAAGTTTCTACTATTGGTGGTATAGGAAGTCTTTCTAAAGAAATGCGTAAGTATTTACAGTTTATACCTTCACCAGTAGATGAATTTGATTTAGGTGTAACAATAGATCCATCTTCTCAATTTGTATCATATGCTGACTCTTATGAGCTTTATAATGGTATTGCTAGAATATTAGCTAATAGAAAACCAAGTGATATAATTAAAGCATTATATTCTCAATCTAAAACTAATGAACAATTAAAATATTTTACTGTACAAATATTTTCAGATATAGCAAAAGACTTAGGACTTACAAATTATAGTCCTAAAGAAATATCTCAACTAGGTTTACTTACTTTAGAAAAATCAACAACATTCCAAATGTTTGTTGCCAACTTTAGAAAAAATAAAATTGATTACATAAGTATAACTCCTGATGTTGAAACTAATAAGTTTAAATTATTTAGATCTAATATAAATGATGTTAAAGACATTCAAGTTAATACTTGGGGTAATGCTAACATGAGTAATCCAGTAAGCAGTGAAACTCAAAGAGATCTATTAAATAAACTAAGAAATTCTTTTAAAAACATAAGAGAAGGAGAAGTTGGTATAAAGAATCTAAAACAATTTGTTGATACTGTTGAAGAAATTAAAGCTAATCTAAATGCTTTACATATTGATGTAAGTGATTTATATATAAGATTATCATTGTTTAATACTATTCCTAATAAGAATGATTTAGCTGTATTAGATGATGATGGTACTTTTGAAAACCTTTTAGAAACATTACAAGTGTATCCTGATGTTTCATATTTAAGTGATGAAATGTTTTCAGGAATGTTAAATGCAACAACTAAGGGTGGATCTATATATGAAAAAGTTGAAGGTAAAGATTCTGGTGCTATTAGTAAACTAAAAAATATTGCTGAAGCAAATTCTTATTTTGATTTTGCAGTAATACCTACAACATTTAAAAACATTGAAGGTAAAACAATATACTCTTATATTCAACCTAACTATATTACAGATATTGTAAATAGTTTAAAAGAAAATCCTGATGCAATTATTGATGCATTAAATGATCCTAACCCTGAAACAGGTTATTTAACATTTAGAGACTTCTTAATTAATAATAATTTAGAGTCAAATGATTTCCTTCAAAGAAAGTTTTATAATTCATTAAGATATAATCCTCAATTAAGTTCTGTTGATGCTAAAACATTCTTAGCAGGAGTAAATGCATTTATACTTGATGGTTCAAGAGTAGTAAGACTTGATGACAACTATAAAGAAATAACTTATTTAAGTAATGATGAAGGTAAAAGCTTTCAATCTTTAGATCCTAGAGGTAAGATACTTACATACTTTATGTTGTATAGTACAAAAGGTGGACAAAACTCTATGACAAAAAATGTTGATGGAGTTGAGTTTGTACCTTATATACCTTTTCAAAATGAAGGTAAGAATACACAGTGGGCAGTTAGCATGCCTAAAACTAAAGATGCTTTTTCAGAAGGTAGAATATCACAAGAAGCTTATAGTAAAATATTTAAGATATTTCAACTTGAACATAGTAACCTACTATCATTTTTTGAAAGTTTAAAAAATGATGAACAATTACCAACTGTAAAAGGAGTTACTGAGTTTAAAAATGAAGAATTAAAAAATGATGTTGTTAATGCTTTAAAGAATGATGACTTCAATGCTTTGTTAGAAATATATAAAACAAAGTATAATGAATTACCAAGAGCAATGAAGTTTAGTAATATTGAAGTTTTATTTAAAACTGATAATATTGATTACTTAATTAAATCAGCATTTGATGGTGTTGAACTTGATTTAAATGAAGATACTAAATCATCTATTAATAAACTTGTAGACAATATAACTAACGAAACATTAGAATTATTATCATCTGACAATGTTAAACTAATTAATAAAGTTGAAGAAGGTAAATATTCAAATGTATTATTACCAAGAGAATTTTTATTTGATAATGGTGATGTTAATGTTGGAACACTTAAAAACTTTTTAATTAATGATTATATAAACTCTGTATCATTTATTAATATGTTAGTTGGAGATATGGCATTTAATTTTAAAGATGCTATTGATTTTCCAAAAAGAATGGCTGGTCTTAATGCTTCTGGTCCATCATTAGGTTTAACTAAAACTAATGTTACTATTATAGAAGATGTTGAAGGTATACATGTTGATACTGAAACAGGTAAAATAGTTTCTAAAGAAAGAACAGATGGTCAAAGTTATTCTACACAAACTTGGTATGAAAGAAAATACTTAAGAACATTTAAAAAGTGGAATCCTGAGATTGAAAGATTATATAAAAAGATGAGAAAGTGTCAAAAACTTTCTTGGGATGAAAAAGAGTTTCTAGAAAATTATGGGGCACTAGCTAATTCTAGAAAGATTGCAATGTTTAACTATGCAGTATATGGTAAAACATCTATTAATCCTATTGTAAGAAATGAAGTTTCTTTTGTTAAGAAAGAAAACATTAAAGCAGTTAATGAACTTGTAGAAAGACTTTATCAAACAGATGATTTAGTTGAATATAAAAAGATTCTTGTTAAACTTCACAAGTATTATGAAGCTTATCCACATACTAAAAAGATGCATGATCTTCTTAATAAGATGGAAAATAGTGATACTGATATAGCTTTAAGTGAAAGTGCTGTAAAAACTGTTGTTTATAATTCACAAAACCCAGACAATGTTAATGCTTTTGAAAACATTGTAATGGGAGATACATATATTAGAGAGCAGGTTGTAACTGATGGTATGAAAACTAAAGTTGTAGATCCTACTCAGTTACTACAATTAATAGATAGTGAACAAAAACCTGGAACTAAAGTAAGTGTACTAGGTAAAGAATATGATATTGAAACTATTGTTAATGTATTTAAAAGAACTAAAGAATATAGAGTAAAACAAAAGTATGAAGAGTTAAAGCAATCTTATGTTGAAAATAATAAACCTAGATATAAAGCTTTATTAAAGTCATTTAGAGAAAGCTTATTAAACATGGGTACTGATCCTATTATGTTAGAATTACTATCAGCTAGTGAAAACCTTGATAGTTCTAAATATAATTGGAACATGAATAAAACTATTAGTACAGTTGAAAAGATGCTCTATTCATATTTATCAGCATCATTATCTCACAAAGTAGCTGGACAAAAGTTTACATTATTAACAGATGATGCTTATAAAGTAATGGAAGATTCTAATGGTAACATTGTTACTATGGAAGATTTTAAAAACAATCCTATAGAAAACTTTACTACAAGAGATCTTGAAGTTAAATATGATCCTATTAAGAAGTGTTATTATGCAGAATGTGTTATATCTCCTCAGACAGCTTACAGATATGGATTAAAACCAGGAGATACTATACCAGCTAATAAAAAATTATTAGAATATGTAGGTACTCGTATTCCTACACAGGAAAACTCTTCAATGGCATATTTAAAAATTGTAGATTATTTACCTGTTGAAAAAGGTAACTCTATTATATTACCATTTGAAATAATGTATTACTCAGGTGCTGACTTTGATATTGACTCATTGTTTACACAAACTTATGATACCTATGAGGATGAAAATGGTAATGAAGTTATCTATGGAAACTATTTAAATATAGAAGATGAGCAAGCTAGATTAAGTGCAGCTTTTGAAGAGTACTATAATCACTTTTCACAAACAAAGTCTGTAAGAGCTGATTATGATAGATATGTGGAAATAGATGAAAAGTTAGCAAAATATAATGATGAATTAGAATATTCTAAAAATGTTTTGAAGCTTGCATCAATGAGAAACATATTTGATCTTATTGATTTTGTTCAACAAGAAATGCCTGAATTTGAAGAAAATGTTAAACAAGAATTTAATAAGCATAAAGACTTTTTAAAGACATTAACTTTTGTAATTAAGAATACAACTGCTCTAGATATTAAACAAGAAACTGTTGAGTTAATTAGATCATTATCTGAAAAAATTAAAAACAGAAAGAAAGAACTTCTTAATATTTCACTTAAGAGAAATAACTATATTTCTACACTTGAAGATTTTAAAAACAATATAGAGCTTGTTAAAAAAGTAAATAAAAATTACAAGGCTGTTAATGAAAATGATTTACTTGAGTATGTACCTTTAAATACTTCTGAAACAAATAACTTCATGTTAGAACTTAAATCAGTTCTTATTAAGAATGAAGGTAACAAAGAATCTTCTAGAAGAGATGTTGAAAGAGAGGATGCTAAGAAATTAACAGAAATGTTAAAAGAGTATGGTATTAAAGATCCTACTGAAATATCTCATTATTCTAGTTTAACTTCAAAAGTTAAAATGTCAATGGCTAATGCTGTTGGTGGTAAAAACATTGGTATTGCTGCATTAGGTAATATTATGGCTCAATACTTAATTAAAAATAAAGCTGTAATAGGTAATGTTGGTATAGCTTCTGATTTTAATTGGAAAGGTAATAATGAATCAATTAATAAAATTCTTTCATTATGGATTACATTAGGTGTGGATAATGCCAAACATCAAGATGCTGGTAGATTTTCTATAACAAGTCAAATGCAATCAGTATTTGTATTTGATGCTATCATTAATAAAGATAGTCCATCATATTCATCTAAGCATATAATGGCTTTAGGTTTATTACCTAGAGTTAAACAAATGCTAAATGAAATATCTTTTTCTACAGAAAACTTTAAAACTAAAAGTGAAGAAAGAAAGAGTGCAACTAAAAATGAAATGCTTAAATCATATTTTAGACCATCAAATATTAATTGGAACAATCTTACATTAGATCAAATACTAAATAATGTTAAAAAGTTAGAAAATGGTGAAGAGGTTGATGCTAATTTTGAACAAGCTGCAATTAATAAGATAATTGATCTTATGAAAGTTGCAGACTATGCAATACCATTTACTCAATTATTAGGTTTGATTAAAGGTAATAAGTCTACATCTGCTGAAAACTTTGTATTACTTGATACACTTAATTCATTAGGTATTGAAATTAAAGATGGTGAATTAGTAAATACTCAAGAATATTTATACTCAAAAGCTTCTGATAAAGATGTTCATCCTATTGACTTCTTATCTATAATAAAATCAGATCCTTTCTTAAAACAAGAAATACTGACATTTAATAAAATTATAAATGATTCAGGTATGTTCTTAATTCCTGCATCATCTTTTGGACAAAAGGTTTATAAAAAGATTGTAGATAATTTAAAGAAAAGCTTTTTTTACAATGAAAGTAATGTTAAAAGATTAGTTTATTTAATGAACAACTCATTAGCATTTGCATCATTAAGACATGAACAATCTTTAAATAATCAAAGATCTACAAGTACTACTGAATTTATAACTTCTTCTCCTGAAGATTTACCAAAATACATTAAGGTATTTAATGAATTAAAAGGTAGTGATTTATTAAAAAATAATTATTTCTTAAAAAATCTTAAACCATCTTTTGTTGAAGGTAGAGATGGTAGTCCTTTAAGTGGACTTACTGTACACTATATATCTACAAATTCAAGATTGAACATATCTCCTAACATGAAAAAGAAGATTGCTGATGATATGTATGATTTATTTGTAGGTAATGTATATAATAAAGATGGTAGTTTAAATAAAGACTTAAGTACTAAAGCTAAATACTTGATAGGTACAATGATAAATCAGATATATCAAAAAGATGCTGGTTTATTTTTAAATGAAACATTGTTACCTTATACAGAACCTTTCTTTTTAAATAACTATTCAGCAGCTTTAGATAGAATTCAACAAGCTATTTCTGGTGAAAAATCTTTTAAAGATGTAATTGGTATGACAGAAGATGAGTTTTCTAATATGTTTATGGAAAACTTCATGAGAGATTTTAACAATAGTATTTTAATTAGAGGTAACAGGATAGATTATATATTAGGAAATATTAAAAAAGAACTTATAAGTAATTTAGGTTCTCTTGAAAATCTTCAAGATGCTGATATTCAAGATGTAATTGCAAAAATTAAAAAACTAGATGGTGATGATGTAAAGTCAGAAGATTATGATTTAATCTCTCCAATTAAATTTAATGAAGATAGAAGTAAGTTTACACTTATGATTTCTCCTGAATTTAGTAATGAAAACAAAACAACATTGTTCTTTGATAAAGAGAGAGTTAAAACATTAGGTTCTTTATACAGATCAGCATTAGCTAAGACAGGTCTTGTAAACTTTAACTATGAGTATAAAGATTCTAAAGTTATAAGAAAAACTGAATTCTTAGATTATTTAGTAATATCTAGAAAAGTTGGTAATAAGACTGAAAGAAGATATTACAAGAGAATAAATAAAGATAATTGGAAAGCTGATTATGTAGAAGTAGCACCTTTTGGTAGCATGGCATTCTTACATTACTTTAGAACTCCTAAAGAAAATGAAGAGATATATGCTTCTTTGCAAGATAAAAAAGTAAAGAAAGAAGAAGTATCTACAAGTTTAGAAATTAGTTCTAATGCTAAAGGTTTAGCTGCAGCTCTTACAAATCCTACAGAACTTGCTAAATCTAAAGGTAATCTTACAGAATCTTATCCTGTAGAATTTAGAGGCAAAACTTATAAAGACGCTGAAGCAGCATATCAAGCTTTAAAATCAACAGCTACTAAAGATGAAGGTCCTAATAGTACTTATAACTTAATGGTAGAAATTATTAAAGCTAAACTTCAACAACATCCTTCTCTTGTTAAACAAATTAAAGAAAAAGGTGGTTCAAAATGGATATTAGCATCTACACATCAACCTACTAAACAAAATACTGTATGGGAAACAGGTGGTAAAAATTGGTTTATTAAAGCACTTAATGAAGCATATTTATCTACTCAAGTTTCTACAAGTACACCATTACCAGGTAAATCATCAGATCTTGTACAAGGTTTGTATACATTCTTAAATGATGTAGGAATATTAAAAGCTAAATCAATAGGTATAACTTCTTTAGAAGACTTTACTAAAAACTTCTCACCAACTGTTAAGAAAGTGTTTGATATGATACAATCATCAGGTAAAATGGCTCAGATTAAAAGCAGAGCTATTGATGGTGAAGAGTTTCAAGGAAGTAAAGCAACTTTCCCAGGTTCAAAAGAATTTATTAAATTTGTAGAAGCTTATGAACAAAATAAGTTAGATGAAATAATTAATAAATGTAAGCAATGAGTATAGTTTGTCCAAACCCTAATTATCCAGATTTTGTTAAACTTACAGAACAATTAGGTGAAAAAGAAGCATATAGACAATATATGCTAAATGCTAATGAAATTCCAAATCCTGACTTATATGAAAATATAATTAAAGATTATACTGATGATGATATTCCATTATCAGATGATAAACTATATGAATTAGCAAATGGTTTCTTAAAGAAATTAAAAGTTCAGTTTGATCTTATCTCAGAAGAAGATGTTAAATTATACAATGAAAGAAATCCAGGTAGAAGAATAGGTAATACTACAAAAGGATTTTATGATTCTGATTCAAATAAAATATATTTAATAAAAGGAAGAGCTGGTTTTTATACAACACTACATGAGTTTACACACCCATTAGTAGAGTGGTTGTATAGAAACAACAATACATTGTTTAAAACAATGATAAATAAACTTAAAGTTGAAGCATTAAATCAACCTGGATATTGGATTGATAGGTTAAGAGCTTTAGGTTATAATGATTATATAGTAAATGGTGAAATAACAACTGATGGTTGGAAAGAACTATTAACACTAGAAATTGAAAAAGCTTCAAGAACAATATTAAATAATAGTGGTGTAAAACCAGGTAGTTTTATTGATTCTGTAAAACTTTTTTGGAAAAAAATTAAAGAAGCTATTGGTAATTTAGTTGGTAAAAATATTGGTAAGCTAAATGAAAAGCAGTTAATGAATTTAACTATTAATGATTTAGCTACATTTATGTTAGATGGTGATGTTAAACTTGATTTATATTCACCATTTATTTCAAACTTAAAACAAGTTCCTAATGAATCATTTGGTAAATTATACTTTAGTAAAGGAAGTCCAAAGTTTCAAAGTGCTGTATCTGCTCAAGTAGCAGATTATAAAAAAAGAACAGGTAAGGATATTACATCAAATCAACTTAGAGTAATTAATACTCTTGTTGCTATGCAAAGTCTAACTAAAAACAAAGATGTATATTTTGATTCAGTTACTGGTGTTGAGTTTCAAAGAGCTACTCAATTTATAAAAACTTTAAAAGGACCTAATGGTGAAGAAGGATTTTATGAATATAAAGGTAGTGAAGATGATGAAGTTGGTTTAAAAGCTGCTGAAAGAGGTAATCAAATAGATGATCTTGTACAATTTATAATTGAAGGTTTAGATGTTGATTCTGCAATTAATCAAGTTATTGATAATCGTAATACAAGAACAAAAGATAATCCTGAAATAAATAAAGTTGCAGTTGATGAAGAGGTATTAAAAGAACTTTATAATAGTATAAAAAATGTAATAGGTAATAAGTTTAAAGATTATATTGTATTACCTCAAGTTGTTCTTGCTGATCCTGAAAAAGGAATTGCAGGTACAGCAGATATATTTTTAATATCTCCAGAAGGTAAGGTTAGAATATTAGATGTTAAAACAAGTAAGTATTCTACAGATGGAGTTACCTTTACAAAAAATTATGGTGACTCAGCATCTGTAAAACAAAAGTATACTGCTCAGTTATCTGTATATAAAGCATTAGCTAAATCAATGGGTTTAATGTTTGAAGAATCAGATGACTTATCTATTATACCTGTTTATTTTCCAGGTAAAAGTATAGAAGAAATAGATGAAGCTAGGTTAGAACCAGAAGTAAAGATATCAGCTTTAAATTATATACTTGAAATGTTTAACATAGGTGAAACAACAGCACCTGAAGAAACACTTAGTGATGATCCTGAAGTTAATCTTATTAAGAAAGTTAAAGTTATTCTTACAAAAAGATTAAGTGAAATAAATAAAATGCCAGCAGGGTATAGAAAAGAATCTGCTAAATCAGAAACTGAATCTATATTAAATACTTTGAATCAAGCAGAAAGTATTAAAAAGTTAACTGAGTTTGTAACTGGTTTACATAAACAATTTACAAACCAGATTAAAGAAAGTAAGTCTGGTAAAAAATATACAATCTTTGGATTACCATCTCAGATTAAATACATTACTTTACAATTAGCATCTGGAGAAATTAATAGAGAAGAAGCATTGTCTAAGTTTTTATATATAAAAAACATAAATGATTTATATTCTCCAATCTTAGAAGACATTAGAAACATAATTAATTCTAAAGATGATGAAACTGTTAAATCAGGTATGTTAGATAAGTTAAATGAAATTCAAGATGGAATTGCATTTATTAATAAAACCTATAATAATGAAACTGTAGAAATAATGGCAGATATACTTTCTGAAAATGTTTCTCAGAAGGCTAATGAAAAGGCTAAAGATTATTTAAAACATCTTAAAGACAAAGCTGCTAATGAATCAAATCCTAAGAAAAAAGAACAGTATACTAAAGAGTTTGAAAAAGCAGTTACAAAACTTAAATCTGAAGAAGGTATTACTAGACAGGTTATCTTAAAGTCTTTAAAGGAAGGTAGTTCTGAAGATATTAATTGGTTAGACTTATGGTTTACACCTGCTGTAACATCATCTTCAGAATTAATATCTCCTTTTATGAAACTATTAAAAGATAAACTTGAAGATGCTAGACAAGAACTTATTCAATTTGAAAGACAAGCAGGTGAAGCTTTTGAAAAATTTGGAAATTTTGGAAACAAAGATAACCCTGCTGAATTTAATAAAGGTTTATATGAAGAAGTTGAAGTGTTTGATAAATTAGATGAAGCTGGTAAACCTATATTTAAAAAAAGAATGATGTTTGTTTCTCCTATAGATTTAAATAAGTTTTATAAAGAGAAAGCTATTGTTGAACAAATGTTAAATAAAGCTGAACCTAAATATAGGTCAGCTATAATTGGTAGATATTATCAGGATAATTTTGTAAGAAAGCCTCAAAAAGATATTACAGTAAGAAATCCTGTTACTAATGAAGAGATTGTTATAGAAGAAGGTATAGACACTTTAATTGAAAAACAAAGAGAATTGTTAGAAAGAAATGTTATTACTGAAATTGATTTCAATGAATTTGTTAGATCATCTAAAGGATATGTTAAAGATGGTCTTACTTATTACAATGAACAATTTTTAATGATTAACCCTGTTAAGTTTAAAAACAAAGCTTATGATGAATTACAATCTTCTCCTAAAAAGAAGTATTATGATTTTTTAATTGGCTCATATTTTAAATCACAAGCAAGATTACCTAGAAAAATGGGTTACACATTACCTTCAATTCACAAATCAGGTTATGATAGTATTAGAGAAGGTGGTTTAATTAACTACATTAAATATGAAGGTAGCCAATTATTAAATGTTAAACCTGAAGAAGTAAACTTATATGGTGAAGAAGGTAAGAGTATACCTTTAGTTTACAACTTTGAAATGGAATCTTCAGATGTATCATTAGATTTAATTCAATCTATTGTAATGTATGAAGCTGAATCATTAGAATATGATGCTAAATTTAAACTTGCAGATACAGGTGAAGTATTATTATCATTAGCTAGTAAATCACCAATAGAAACTGATGAAGCAGGTAATAAATACTTTGATAAGTTTGCTGAACAAGCTGGAATTAAAGATGAGTTTTTAAAGTATAAAAGAAAACTTGGTGGTAATAATATTGCTGCAATGTTAGCAATGACAATTGATGCTCAAATATATGGTAAATTAAATATACCTACTAAAACCAAGATTTTAGGAATGAATGCTGATAAACTTGTTAATGGTGTTATGAAATTTGCATCTGTAACACAAGTAGGTGGTAACCCAATTGGTTCTGTTGCTAACTGGTTACAAGCAGCTTTACAAGCTAATATTGAAGCTGCAGCTAAAGATAGTATATCAGATATGTCTTGGCAAAAATCAGGTTTAATATATGATAAACATATATTAGATTACATTAAGGATTTAAATTCTCCATATTCAAAATCAAAGATTGGACAATTAATAGATTTATATGATCCTATGCAAGGTGAGTTTAAAGATTCAGCTGGTAGAAATATATCTAAATCAATGTTTAAAAAGATGTGGTCAAGTAATACTTGGTTTGCAATGCAGCATATGGGAGAACATGCTGTTCAAGTAAGAACAATGATTGCTATGATGCTTGATACAAAAGCTATTGATAAAACTGGTAAATATATAAATCTATATGATGCATATACTTTAGATGAAAAAACTGGTAAAATAAAATTGAAAGAAGGGGTTAGACTACAAGGTAAGTTATCATCTAATGGATTAATTTCAAGAGATTTTCAATCTTCTTTACATGGATTAAATAAAAAACTTCATGGTGTATACAATAAAGAAGATAAAATTAATATTGAAAGACACTGGTATGGTAGATTAACTACCATGTATAAAAAGTTTTTAGCACCTGGTTTAAAAAGAAGATTTAAAGCTTTAGGTTATGATCAAGAATTAGGAACTGTAACAGAAGGTTACATGTCATTCTTTTATAAGAATCTATTTAAAGAAGCTAAACAGTTAGGTAGATTTTTAATTGGTTCTGATAATGGATTTTATCATGAACATGAAAAACAAAACTTAAGAAGAGCAAGAAGAGAAATACTAATTGTAGCTGCAACAGGTGCTTTAGTAATGTTATTAACTTCTTTAATAGAAGGTTCTGATGATGATGATGAAAAGAAAAACCTTAGATATTTTCTTTACTTAACAATGAGAATTAATAATGAACTTGGTATTTATGGTACTATAGGTGACCCACAAAATATATTAGGATTACCATCTCCAGGTGAAATGTATAAAACAGTTAAGAATCCAATTCCTGCTTTTTCTGTTACAGATAAACTTATAAAAGTATTACAACAAGCTACTGATCCAACAGCAGTTTATGAAAGAGATTCTGGTGTTTGGGAAAAAGGTGATAGTAAACTTTGGGCTAAGTTTTTAAAGTTTTGGGGATACAATGGTGTAAACTTTGATCCAGAGAACTCAATTAAATTTATGCAAATGTCCACTAAATAAAGGTGTAAGAGGGGCTTAAAACACCCCTCTTTTTTTAGTCCAATGAAACACCATAGTTATTTAGTAAGTCAATGAGATGCTCATTTAGCTTTGTAGCTAATTTGATTTCATGCTCATCTTCACTATACTTCCAATACCTTCTAAGTTCTTGTTTCATATCCCAAAGAACCATTTTATAATCTGAAGCATGAACTGCATCAGTAAAATCTGATTGTTCTTCAGGTAAAGTAAATGTTATAACAGCTTGTGCCATAATTAGTTAGTGCTTCCAAATCCACCCTCACCTCTTTCAGTAGAAGATAATTCTTCAACTTCTTGAAAGTTAATCTGTGGATAAGGCATTATTATTAATTGTCCAATTCTATCACCAGGTTTATAGTATGAAGTATCAGGAATGTGTTTAAACCTAAGTTTAATCTCTCCTCTATACCCAGAGTCAATAACTCCTACAGAGTTAGTTAATATAAGACCTGAATTACTTATAGAGCTTCTAGGAAATAAAAGTCCTACATGTCCTTCTGGAATTTCAATAGCTAATCCTGTACCATATTCCATATAACCAAACTCATCTCTATCAACTTTAGCTATACTAATAGCTGTAAGATCCACAGCAGCATCCCCAGCCTTTGCATAAGCTGGAGTTACTGCTTTAGGATCAAGTTTTTTAATCTTGACTACCATTAGTTTACACCAAATAAATATTTAACCCAACCAGGAATACTGTCAAGTTTACTTTTTAAATTATTTACCTCATGTGTTAATCCTGTAACATTGAATTTAGCACTTCTAATGTCATTAGAAAGATCTAGAATCTTTTTATCAAGACCTCTTACAATGTTTTCAGCAGCTCTAACAGCATTTTCTAATGTAGTAATTTGTGAAGTTTTACTATCAATTTCTTTTTGATGTTCTTCAATACTTACAAACATTACTGGACTACCTGCTTCTGTAGTTACATCTACTTTCTGAGATAGTTTTTTTCTTGGTTTTCTTTTAACTTGATTTTCCATTTTTAGTTATTGATTTTATTGTTTGTTCAAAAGGGTTACCTTCTATACTTTGTACCAAAGATAACATTTCTTGTGCTATTTCTCTAATTTCAACTTGAGCATGTTCACTATTTCTAAGTTTTAGAAAGTTAGCAAAGCTTCTCATGTTAAACATTACATCAGCTTGTATTTGAGAATTATAAGTTTTAAAGAACCTAGCAGATTCTTTAGCTCTTTTTCTACCTAATATTGGAGTTAATTGAGTAAGTGCTTGATGATATAATTCATTAGTCATGTTAGAACAATGTTCTAAAACTTCTTCCCAAGTACTAAATCCTCTAAATGCTTCTTCTGTTCCCATTGAAAATTCAGAATAATCTACTGCAATATTTACCCAATCTTCAGGTAAATAATACTTATCTTCCTTTAACTCTTTATACCTAGCTGATTCTGCATTAATAGAAGCTATCCTATGCTTTAATAGATGTATATGTGAAGCTATATCACAGTTAACTAAAAAGTGAACTGTAGCTTTTTCAAATGGTGTTTCATGACCATTACTCCATAACATATCTATTAGAGAAGGTATCCTACTTTTCTTATCATCAGTTAGCTCTCTTGAGGTGCTTGTCCAAGCTGAACAAGCTATTACCTCATCAGAGCCATACCAACCTAACAATTCTACAGTATTATTCATATTATAAAGTTGTTACTTCACAAGCTCCACCTGCACAGGCTGCTTGATCCATTAAGCTAGTAACATCATCCTCTTCAATTACTTGAGTTAAATTAATAGAAGTTAGGTGACCTACAAGATTGTTATATTGTTTTTCTGTAATGTCTTCAAAAGGTGCTTGTGAATAGCTACCTCCATCAAATGGAAGTACAGATAAACCATTATAATATTCCTTGTTTTCCCACATCCATTCTCCAACTACTTCCCATTCATCTTTTAAACCACCAAGCATTTTACCACCTTCACTATTTGCCATTAATTTATAGTCTTGATACATTCTATTTTTATCAATAGAAATAGTAGCACTGACATTATGTGTGTTATCTCCGTGTATATGTCCAGGTTTTATCCATTTCATGGACACGTTCTTAACTCTTTCTAATGTATCTAAAGCAGATTCAGTTCTTAATACAGAACCAGCAGGTGCTTTAATAGGAATTTCTACTACTGCAGAATTAGGAATTAATAAATGGTCTTTAACTAAGCTAGGATGGTTAGTAGCTAGATACTTATAAAGGTCTTCTGATTTAGACATTTGCATTCTTCTAATATAGAAGTCATTATGCCAAGCATGAATACCTGATGCAGTACCTAATACACAGCTTGTAGTACCTGATGGTTTAACACAGGTAATTCTAGCTGCTCTATTAATACCAAGAGTTTGACTAACTTCAATATTAGTTAACTCAGCTTGTCTAGCAGCTTCTGTAAGGTCATATTTAAATACTTCCATACTAGCAATACCTGTCATACCTACACCAATAAGAGCATCCTTTTCAGTAGTCTTTTTCCAAATAGGTCTTAGGTAATGAAAGTCTGTAAACCCTGCTTGTAAAGTACCAAAGAAAGCAGCAACAGCTACTCTATTGTTTAAATCTTCTTGAGATTCAACATTACTTACATTAACCTCACAAAGATTACAGAACTGATATGGTCTTAAAGCAATCTCACAACATGGGTTAGTACCCCAATCTGGATTGTTAGTAAAGTAAATACCAGGTTCACCAGCATAACTCAATTCTATTTTCTTCCATAAGTCTAAAAAGAACTCTTTAGTTACTCTATGTCTTACTAATACTGCTGAGTTATTTGCTCTACCTCTTTGTGGGTTAGTTTCCCACCAACTTCCAAACTTACAAGTTAACATTTGCTCATCATCTGCTGAAAACAAACTAATTAGAGCTGCTCTACGGATACCTCCTGCAAGTACTGCATCAGCAATATGGCAAACCATATCATGAACCTCAATACTTTGTAGTTTTTCACCATTAGCTTTTCTTTCTAATATTTGTTCAAGTTCAAATAAACATTTCTTAAGAGGTTCAGGACCAGGTGCTTTACCACCAGCAGTAATTAATCTCTGTCCTTTAGCTCTAATATCACTAAAATCAAATCTTGGTTTAGTGTTTCTATAACCTAAATAACTTCCAATTAAATGCTTAACTGCATCAGCCCATCCCTCAATAGAATCTCCTACTAAAAACTTTTGTTCTTTACTAGGCTTTCTAATCTCAGGTAGTTTTTCAATGTGTTTAAATTGTACAGAGTAACCAACTCCTGTTCCTCCTAATAAGAGAAACATAATCTCAGCAAATGCTCTGTAATCATCTACTGGTAAATAACAGCAATTGTAAATCCTAGCTTCATTCTTCTGAATAGCAGGACCTGCAAATTGCAAAGCTCTCATAGAAGGTAATACCTTTTTATCAAATATATACTGAGAGTTTTTCATAATATCACC